GTTCTACACCAATGGGATCGTGTTCCCGAATGGAAAAAGATGATTGAGGAAAACTATGGCGCTAACTGACGAAGACTTTATGACTATTGAGGAACTGGGTAGCAAGTGGCCCTATGATTGGGTTTCTACAAAAGGACTTGCTCCCTATATCAAACGACTTGGCGAGAATGTTACCGGTATTGAGATTGGTACCTGTCGTGCCGAGTCTACCGCTTATCTGCTAGAGAAGTGTCCAAACATTCAGCGTATCTTTACTATTGATCCTTACAAGGCGTATCAGGATTGGAATGGTGAGATTACACAGAATGATGTTGATAGATTTATGGATGCTGCCAAGAAGAACCTAGAGCCATATGGTGATCGGGTTAGGATGATTAGAGAAACATCCACAGAGGCAGCAAGTAACTTCACTGATACACTAGTTGACTTTATCTTTGTTGATGGCGATCATTCATACGAAGCGACACTAGCTGACTGTGAGGCATACTATCCATTTCTAAAGCCAGGTGGTTTCTTTTGTGGACACGATTATAGTTCTATCGATGCTGTTTATCGTGCTGTGAATGATTTCAGAGACAAGCACAAGATTACTTCACCTATCAATCTATCTACCAACTCCACTTTCTTCTGGTACAAGTAATGAAGATTTTACGACTAGGATTTTCTGATACATTCTCTACGGCTATAAACTTCTTTACCGAGGCACTGGGTCGTAGATTTCAGATTGTTCGTGACGATGAAAATCCAGAGTATCTAATCTATGGTGAAGGAGTCTATGGACATAATCACCGTAGATTCGGACCAGAAGTCACTAAGGTCTTTTATACTGGCGAGAATGTTAGACCACCATGGGGTGAGTGTCAGTTTGCTATGACCTTTGACCATGAGAATAGTTCTCGCCATTATCGTCTACCTCTTTATGCGATTGATATGTGGGGTGCGGTCACCGAAGGATGGACCAAAGACTATTATCAGTTGGTTCATCTGAATCATGATTATGAAATAGAATATGATACCAGAGGATTTTGTTCTTTCGTTGTATCTAATCCTAATCAAGAAATGAGAAACAAAGCATTTCATTTCATCAATGATTATAAGCAGGTCAACTCCGCAGGTCCTCATTATAATAACGTTGGCTATGTTTTACCAAGAGATAAACTAGTTCACAAGTTGATGTTTTTGGATAGATATCGGTTCAACATTTGTTTCGAGAATAGTTCATATCCTGGCTATGTAACCGAAAAGATATTGAATGCTCTACAGGTAAAGACTATGCCAATCTATTGGGGATCACCAACAGTTGAAAGAGATTTCAATACACGTGCCTTTATCAATGCATCGGATCATGGTGATTTCAACAAACTAGTAGACTATATCAGACATCTAGACTCGACCGCCGGCAAAAAAGAGTATCTAGATATTATTAGTCAGCCCGCCTTTAAGAATGATGTTCCTAACTGTTATACCAGTATGAATAATCTTAGCGCCTGGTGGGAAGCGTTCGTATGTGGAGATTGATATGAAGAAAGCTATTATAACAGGAATTACTGGTCAAGATGGATCATATCTTGCAGAGCTACTACTAGAGAAAGGATATGAGGTCTACGGTTTTGTCCGTAGATCATCTGTGCCTAACTTAAAGAATATTGAAAGTATCAGAGACAATCGAAATCTAACACTCGTATATAACGATCTGACATCACCTTCTTCTGTTATTGATAATATTCTGGATATAAATCCAGATGAAACATATAATATAGCAGCACAGTCGGATGTTAGAGTTTCATTTGACATTCCTGAATATACTATGGAATGTATTGCAGTAGGAACAACTGGTATTCTTGAAGCGTTACGTAAGATAAAGATAAAAGGTGGAAATCCTAAATTTTATCAAGCATCTACATCCGAACTTTTTGGTTTGGTTCAGGAGACACCTCAGAAAGAAACGACTCCTTTTTATCCTCGTTCGCCATATGGTTGTGCTAAACTAGCGGCGCACTGGATGACAGTTAATTATCGTGAATCATATGACATGTTTAACTGTAGTGGAATACTTTTCAACCATGAGAGTCCTCGTAGAGGTATTAATTTTGTTACTCGTAAGATTACACATGGCTTAAAAAGAGTAGCACTTGGAAAACAGTCTATTGTATCTATGGGTAATTTGGATTCACAGAGAGATTGGGGACACGCTAAAGATTATGTGAAAGCCATGTATATGATGTTACAGCATGATAATCCTGATGATTATGTTGTCTCTACAGGAGAACTACATACAGTTAGAGAGTTTATTGAGATTACAGGTAAACATTATGATATGGATATTGTGTGGCAGAATAAAGGAATATATGAAATAGGAATTGATCGTAAAAAGAATGTTCCTGTTATCAACGTTGATCCTTATTTTTATCGTCCCGCCGAAGTTCAGATCCTCTTAGGAGACTCGTCTAAGATTCGTAATAACCTGAGTTGGAGACCAGAATATGATTTTGAATCTCTAATTGAAGATATGTGTGCTAATGAAAAAGGTGAGTAATGTCTAATATATTATTTGTGGTTCATAGATATGCTCCTTATCCAGGAGGCAGTGAGATTAATGTCCAGAATATGGCCGAAGGTCTTCTTGCTCGTGGTCACGATGTTACTGTATTAGCAGAAACGCATAAAGGTGATTATAATAATGTCAAAGTTACAAGCGATTATCAAAGACTTGCTGATCCCTGGGATTTAATAGTCGTTCATGGAGGAGATGTTTATTATCAAAACATTGTTCATCTAAACGGTCGTAGAATTTCATCTCCTGTTCTTTATCTTATCATAAAGCCTAGCGAAACGGATATATGTATGCTAGGACTTCATTCGCATCGTTTTATAGGATACGGAATGACGGATGAAATCAATCACATTAAAAAACATAATGTGATTAAGAAAGCACGACGAATAAGATACGGCATAAGACATGAAGGAATCATTAAGACTAAATCTCTTTCAAGCGATAAGAAGATTTTTGTTTCCGCAGGAGGGTTTTCTACTCACAAAGGTATGAAACCATTGGCTGCCGCTTTTGAATCTTCTGATATACACAATGCAGAATTACATCTATACGGTTATTGTAATCAAGAACTAATGCCTAAACAGACGGATAAAGTCAAAGTCTTTTTCGGATTAACAAAAGACGAAGTATATCAGGCGATGGCAAATGCCGATGCATATATTATGAACTCTTATGATGATGGATTTGGACTGGTTTTATTAGAAGCGATGATGAATAAGACACCTTGGTTCGCTAGAGATATTTCGGGCGCCCATGATATGGCTCGTTGGGGAACCCTGCATAGCACCGAACATGAGCTAATGAATAATCTTCGCAACTTCGAACGTGATGATAAGAAGATTGAAGATGCCTACGATTATGTGATGGCAAATCATACCGTTCAGGATACCTGTAATGATATAGAAGACGTTTTGTTGGAGACTTTACGATGAAGGTAGCAGTTATTGGTGCAGGTGGTCATGTTGGCTTTCCATTCTCTTGTGTTATCGCTAATGCTGGTCACACAGTTTATGGTATTGATATCAATCAGGACGCTGTAGACTTACTAAACAGAGGCATTGTTCCTTACATAGAGGAAGGCGCCGCAGATATTCTAAATGAGAATCTACGAAAAGAGCGCCTACTATTTACAACAGATTTTGATTTCATCAAAGATGCTGACGTGGTTGCTATTATGATTGGCACGCCAGTTGATGGCGAAGGTAACGCCAGACTAGATGACTTATTCAACTTTGTTGATGCTACTCTTATTCCTCGCATGAAGACAGGTCAGTTGATTGTTCTACGGTCTACTGTATCACCAGGAACAACAGAGGTTCTTCGCAAACACATTTCATATAAGCATGGATGGGCAGAAGGAGGCGATTATCATCTTGTATTCTGTCCTGAAAGAGTTGTTCAAGGTAAGTCTATGGTCGAAACATCTAAACTGCCACAGTTGATTGGCGCATTCAATCATCATTCATTTGATGTTGCTAAGGACTTTTTTAGCACATTCATCAAGAATGAAATATTTTATCTAACGCCAAGAGAAGCAGAAGTTGGTAAACTCATGACGAACATGTATCGTTATGTTACCTTTGCTTTCGCTAACGAGTTTTGGATGATCGGAGAGAAACATGGAATCAACATTGACAAAGTTATTGACGCATGTAACCACGATTATCCTCGTATGTCTGTACCACACCCTGGTCCTAATGTGGGTGGTCCTTGTCTTTTCAAAGATGGTAAGTTTCTTCTTTCTGACATTCCTTTTGGCGATCTTATCAATACTTCGTTCCTTATCAACGAAGGCATGCCGGATTATATCTTCAATCGGATCAGAGAAATCAATCCAAAGGTAGATAAGGTTCTTATTCTAGGTGCGACATTCAAGAAAGATTGCGACGATACAAGAAACAGTCTATCATTCAAGATGCGTAAGGTATGTAAGAAGCACGGTGTAGAAGCATATATGGATGATAAGTTTTACATCGATAGTCTAGCAAAGTTTCCAGATGCTATCAAGTTTGATGCTGTTATTGTTATGACACCTCATACAGGAACGGAAGTTGATTGGCCATTAGACCAGTTTAGAAAAGATTGTATCATTGCTGATATCTGGAAGATGTATCCAGAAAGCAAACTAAGTAATACGGGCATTTATAAAGTTGGAGATGTGCTATGAGCGATGAAATCAAAAAGGCAATAGAGTTTGCTGTTATGAAAACCCTTCGTGAAATTGGATTAGAACAGTTCAAAAAGACTTCCTTTTTCGTCGGTAGTAAAAAGAAAAAATATAAGAAAGGATTATAAAATGCGAGTTCTGGTTACAGGCAGTGAAGGTTCACTAATGCAGGCGGTCATTCCGCTACTACTAAAGAAGGGTCATGTTGTTTATGGTGTGGACAATCTAGCCCGATACGGCGAGCGCCTAGGTATTGCTGGTAATGATTATCAGTTCATCAAGTGTGACTTGACTGATGGTATTAGTGTTTTAAAACTATTTGAACAGGTGAAGCCTGATTATGTTATTCAGGCGGCTGCTACGATCTACGGAGTCGGCGGTTTCAATAAGTATTGTGGTGAGATGTATAAGGACATTTCTTTACATGATAACGTCCTTCGTGCCGCCGCCGCATATAGTGTATTGAAGGTTATCTATATTTCATCTTCTATGGTCTATGAGAACTGTCCACAAGATATCGCATATCCTGTAAAAGAAGATATTGTTGGAAACTATCCTGCGCCTTATACAGATTACGGACTCTCAAAGTTTGTTGGTGAAAGAGTATCCCATGCTTATCATAGACAGCATGGTCTAAAGTATACCATCTGGCGCCCATTCAACATCATTACACCATATGAAAAGAGTGAATCCGAAGAAGTTGGTATCTCACATGTCTTTGCTGATTACATCAAAAACATTGTGATTGAAAAGAAGAAGCCGCTACCTATCCTAGGTGATGGTTATCAGATTCGGTGCTTCACATGGATTGATGAAGTTGCCGCTGCTATTGCTGACTATTCTTTCTCCGAAAAGACTGATAACAAGACTTACAATCTAGGTAATCCAGAGCCAATCTCTATGCGTGTTCTGGCAGAGAAGATCAAAGACATTGCTGCTAAGGAGTTTATGCTTCTTGATGATTATTTCTTGCTTTATGAAACGATTGGTGATTATACAAATGATGTTCGTGTTCGTATTCCAGATTGTGAAAAGGCGAAAAATGAACTTGGTTGGGAAGCACGAATGAAAGTTGACGACTCTATTCGTATGTGTCTAAAGCATGTTGTATCATAAGGAGAATAAAATGAGTTATGTGTGGCCTCTAATGAAAGATACTATTACGTGGAACGATAAGTTGGCGATGATAAAGTTCATCCTTACAACAAAACAGTTCACAAATGGTCCTCGTGTTCGTGATTTTGAAAATGAATGGAGCAAGTGGTTAGGATGTAAGTATTCTCTTTATGTTAGCAGCGGAAGCACAGCAAATCTTCTTCTAATGGCTAGCGTAAAGGAACGATACAATTTAAAAGATGGAGACAAAGTTCTCGTTCCTTCTTGTACCTGGGTAACTAATATATCACCAGTTATTCAGTGTGGTTTTGAACCGATCTTTTGTGACGTTAATTCTACAAATTACTCTTTTGATCCAGATCATCTTATGGATATTGCACGTAAACACAATATCAAGGTTGTTTTCACATCACATCTTCTCGGTTATTCCGCTGACTTGGCTTTCTACAAAAAGATACTTCCGAACGCAATTTTCCTAGATGACGTTTGTGAGAGTCATGGTTGTTTGAATCCAGATGGATCAAAAGTTGGTTCGAACAGTATAGGTGCGACTTTTAGTTTTTATTTTGGTCATCACATGACAACCATTGAAGGTGGTTTTGTTTGTACCAATGATTATGAATTGTATTCCATTATGAAAGCAAAGAGAAGTCATGGACTAGCCCGTGAGTTACCTCCTCAAGATTTTGAAAAGGCAAAGAAGAATTATCCATATCTTCATCCTCAATTTTTGTTTATCACAGAAGGTTACAATGTTCGTAATCATGAAATTTGTGCAGTCCTTGGACTAAGTCAATTAAAACGTCTAGATAACATGATTGCGATTCGTCGTAAGAATGCTGCATTGTTCAATGATATACTGAGTAAATATTCGGATCATTTTTATATTCCTTCAAACTCTGATACTAATTCATCATTTTGCTTTCCTTTGTTGGCCAAAGATGATGATGTAGCTGATAGATTAAAGTCTAATCTAGTTGCTGCGGGTATCGAAACACGTCCTATAGTGAGCGGAAACTTATTAAAGCAGCCTTTTTTACGAAACTATAAGATACAGCCTAATGGAAAAGATTTTATTGATTTGATCCATAAGAATGGAATTTATGTCGGCAACAATCACTTTATTGGTACAAAAGAACTAAATCTATTAGATAAAGTCATAAGAGAATCTATATGAGCAAAGTGTTTGTAGTAACAGGTTGTAATGGATATATTGGCAGTCATATGTGCCATGAACTTGGCGCTATGTATAACGACTGCCACATCATCGGTATTGATAGAGTTGAAAAGAAACATCTAAGGCATCTTTATGATACTTTTTTGAACATTGATCTTGCTTTGGATTCATTCATGTTTCTCAAAGATAAATCAATAGATGCAGTGTTTCATTTTGCCGCTGACATATCAGTAGAGGAAAGTGAAAGAGAGCCGTGGAAATACTATTACAATAATGTAGTGGGTTCCATGAGGTTGATTGATAAAGCTAGATCACTAGGTGTAAAGAACTTCATCTTTTCATCAACTGCGGCTGTCTATGGTGAAAGAAAGGATGCTGCCTTCGGTCATCTAACAGAAGAAATGCCTATGCAGCCTCATTCGGTCTATGCTAAAACAAAAGCAATGGTCGAACAGATACTATCCGAAATTCCTGATATGAATACAGCCCGACTTCGGTACTTCAATGCCGCTGGTAGGGATGTAAAAGCCAATCTATATGAGGAACATGATCCAGAAACTCATTTGATTCCTCTACTAGCACGAAACAAAGAAGCAACGATTTATGGTGACGATTGGCCGACAAGAGATGGAACTTGTATCAGAGATTATGTCCATGTGAAAGATATTTGCCGAGCCCATACACTAGCCTACAGATATATGGAACAGAACAATGAAAGTGTGGTATTTAACGTTGGTAGTGGGAAAGGACATACTGTCAAGGAAGTTGTTGACAAGACGAATAAAATACTACATAATGGTGAAATGAAGGTAAATATCGCACCTCGTCGGGAAGGAGATGTGGCGTATCTCGTAGCGGATACGACTTCCATTCAGACCAAGTTGGATTTTACTCCACAATACACGTTGGATGATATACTGGAAAGTATGAAGAATGGATAAGTGGGAAAAACTAAAATCACTGATTGAGGCAGACTTGTCGTGGATGGTTCATTACTCCCATGACAAGAAGTTTGATAGAACGATGACCGAGAGATATCTCAACATGATGCGGAATTTGGAGCAGGAAGAAAATGAAAATGACAAAGACGAAACCAGAAAGTGATTTCATTTTTGTAAGACGTGAAAAGCCAAATTTCAATACTTCGGAACATACTATTATGTTTAGTATCGAAAGAAATAATGAAAAAACGGATTTGACAGATTTAGTTTATCTAACAACTCATGCTAATGGCGTAGAGGAATGGGTTCATAAAGATACTTATCAATTTTACTATGACCTTATGCATAAGCATGATAATATAAAAGAATGGGTGGGATCCGAAGATCATAAAGATTTTTTGGAAGGATTATCATAATGAAATACACAGCACCAGTAGAATCGTCAACGTTTCTTCTTCGTGACGTTCTAAAGTTCGACAATGAACTTACAGAGCCGATTCTAACCGAAGCAGCAAAACTATGCGAAGAAGTTATTGCTCCTACTAATCAAGCAGGAGATTATGGATGTCAACATCATCAATATGTGGCAGAAAAATACTTCGTTCTTGTTCCAGAAGAGTTCCATGAACCTTGGAAGAAATTCAAAGAAGGTGGTTGGCTTGGTTTATCGGTTCCTGAACAATATGGTGGCCAAGGTCTACCCTATACACTTGCGGCTGCGGTCAACGAGTTTGTATCCTCGTCTAACATGGCTTTCTCTCTTTTTCCTGGCCTTACTCGTGGAAATATTCAAGCACTCCTAGAAGTTGGTTCCGAATATCAGAAAGCAGAGTTCATTCCTAAGATGGTATCTGGTAAATGGACAGGCACCATGAACCTGACAGAACCACATTGTGGAACTGACCTTGGTTTGATTAGAACTAAGGCTGTCCAGGACGATGCTGCCGGTGGATATAGAATCACAGGACAAAAGATTTTCATTTCGTGTGGCGAGCATGATCTAGCAGATAACATTGTTCATCTTGTTCTGGCACGTATTGAAGATGATCCAGAAGGCGTCAAGGGCATTAGCATGTTTCTTGTGCCGAAGTTTTGGATGGACGGTGACGAGAAGATTCGTAACAATGTCTCTTGTGGTTCTATTGAAGAAAAGATGGGCATTCATGGTTCACCTACTTGCGTTATGAACTATGATGGTGCTATCGGTATTCTTGTGGGCGAACGCTGCAAAGGTCTAAATGCCATGTTCATTATGATGAATGAGGCACGTCTCGGTGTTGCTGTTCAAGGTCTATCACAATCGGAGTTGGCTTATCAAAATGCTCTTGCTTATGCCAAAGATCGTATTCAGAGTGCCAAGATTACAGATCCCAAAGGTAAGTCTGTTGCTATCATAGAACATCCTGACGTTCGCCGTATGCTTATGGATATCAAATGTATCAATGAGGCTGGACGACTTCTTGTTCTAGAAGCGGCAATGCTTTGCGATGATAAATCACAAGAAGCACAGGATCGTCTTGGTCTACTAACTCCAGTTCTCAAAGGTGTTCTAACGGATTATGGTTTTGAGAATGCTGTAAAAGCGCAACAGGTCTTCGGTGGTCATGGATACATCAAAGAGTGGGGTATGGAACAGATTGTTCGTGACGCTCGTATCTGCCAAATCTATGAAGGTGCCAATGGTATTCAGGCACTAGACTTGGTTGGTCGTAAGTTGCCAAAGGATATGGGTCGTGCTATTATGACTTTCTTCAATGACAGTGAAGCATTCTTGACCAGTTCTTATGACAAGGACATCAATTCAATAGTTCAGCCAGTTACAACTTCTCTAAATGAATTGAAACAGGCCACAGAATGGCTGGTTGCTAATGGTTTGATTAACCCAAACAATGCCGGTTCTGCATCTTATGACTATATGAAGATGTTTGGTCTTGTGTTACTTGGTATGGCGCATATTCGTATCTGCCTTGCTACTGACGATAAGGACAGACACAATACCGCAGAATACTTTATGAACCGTATTATTCGTGAAACAAACTTTTTGTTATATCGTATTCGTTGCGGTTCACAGTCGATGATGAAGGCGGAGTTATAATATGAGTAAATCTTGTGATTTTACTATGGTGAGACAAGTAATTGACGAAGATGGAACGGGTTGGGGATTCCAATTCTATAAGAAATCTGCCTTACCTGACCTAACAGGTTATGTTTGTTTAGGTGTTCGCAAAGATGGTATGGAAGAATGGGTGCCTGAACGGCAATACAAAGGTTGGAAAATAATCTTTGATAAAAATCACGGAAATTCTGATGAAGGCTGATCTGTAATGTTTTATATTCTTTACATCATAGACAATGAAGGTACAGGATATTTTATGCGTAAGTTTGTAAAAAGACAAAGAGATATAAATCCAGCAACATCATATTGGATGGTACCAGGAACATACGAACTATGAAAAAGATAACAGAACATGTTTACGCTACAGATGATGAAAAATATTTGTCCGCTAGAATACTAGAAGGCGGTTATATCATAGTCGCAAAACAAACATCGAAATATGATGCTGCTACTGTCGCCGCTAGATTTCAAACCTTAGAAGAAGCGAAAGATTGGATTATAAAATATGAAACTGAAACCTTGTCCATTTTGTGGAAATGACGCATTGATAGAGCGATATGGTAATACCAGACAATCTACCAAATATTCTTGTACCTATTGTGGTTGTAGATTAGAAACTGGTGAAACGTTCGATCATGGTGCCGCCTGGAACATAAGAGAGAATTATAGTGACGAATCTATAGAAAATTATGAACGATTTCTTGATGCCGCCCACAAACGATGGGGACGTATTACTATAGATGCGAGTATCGCTAGAACGATGGCTGATTGGATAGAGAAAGGAGAAAATCTGGATCTGGTTGTAAAATGTGTTCGTGATTTGTGTGATTTAGTTGAATGTGAAGAGAAACAGACTGATGACAGAATACTATTATCCTAATGAAGTCAAAATCGTTGTAGAGAATGGTAAGCGAGTTGCTTATCTTAAGGATAACTGGCGAGAGATTAGAGAAAAGAATGAACGCAAAACATCACCAGCGGTGTTGCGTGATACCAAAGTTCCCTGGTCTTTCTGGAAGCCGCCGAACTACTATTGGGGAGCATAAGACGATTTTACAGAATGAAAAACGTCCTTGAATGGAAAGAGACTAATGAGTGAAAAAATATTCTTTGTAACGAGAGACCATGAAGCTGGACCCGGAGAATGGTGCCTTCGATCCACCAGAGTAAGTGGATGGAAGGAACACATAGGACCAAGGACATATGCAATTCTTATTTCTATGATTCTGAACAATAAAGATAAGTATCCAGAACTTGAATCTTTGTTATCTGGTATAGCATATTCTGAACATGTAAATTTTATACACAAAGATGATATTCCACCACGCAAAGTTCAAGAAGAACTTATCAACGCTATCAACAATATAATTGAGACAAAAGGGACTAAAGATGTATGATGAAATCTTTGATGATAATCTCAATGGTGGTATTCCCCACGGTTGCTAGTGCGGCAAATAGTTTCGCACAGCCATATCATTCTTTGAGCGATGGTTCTCCTTCTTCTACTCCAGCCTATTCATGGAGCAATCCTGGTTGGAGTGAAGGAGCGACTTCTGGATACAATACTGGATATGGTATCGCTAGAAGCACGGCAGGAAGCGCCGCTGCACCTGGACCCACTCTGCCAGGAAGAATGTTTCAAGAAGAAGTTATAGAGTGACGAAAATTGATAGCAGATTGTCTAGGATTGACTGTTTTCCATCGGCAATCTGTGTCATACTATTGTCAAGTGATCAATGAGGATCACTAAATACTTGACCAGGTATCCTATCCTGGATACTGGTCAGTAATCAAAAATAGGAGTGATTATATGAGCGTTGTAAATCGATCAGCTTCGGCTGTGGCTACCGGCGTTGATAGACAGGTCGTTGACCTAAGAGGCATGTGGATCGGCTTAGCCCTTCTAAATGTTTTCTACCTAATTGTCCGCATCTATGAACAGGTATTCGGCTGGAGAGCTGGACTTGATTCATTCGCACCAGAGTTCCAGACATACTGGATGTCCATCCTCTGGACAGAAATCCCACTAGAACTAGTTTCAGGTCTTGGTCTTGCAGGTTATCTTTGGAAGACTAGAACCCGCACATGGGCCGCAGTAACTCCACGTGAGGAAATGCGTCGTCTAGTTGTTCTGGTACAGTGGTTGGTTGTTTATGCTGTTGCTATCTATTGGGGAGCAAGTTTCTTCACCGAACAGGATGGTACATGGCATATGACAGTCATTCGTGATACGGACTTCACTCCGTCTCATATCATTGAGTTCTACATGAGTTATCCAATCTATTCAATCATCGCAGTTGGTGCGTTCTTCTATGCTCGCACTCGTATCCCTTACTTCGCACAGGGATATAGCCTTGCGTTCCTGATTGTTGCTATTGGTCCATTCATGATTATTCCAAACGTTGGACTCAATGAGTGGGGTCATACATTCTGGTTTATGGAAGAGCTATTTGTGGCACCGCTACATTGGGGCTTCGTATTCTTTGGATGGATGGCACTAGGTGTCTTTGGTGTTGTGCTACAGATCCTAGGACGTGTTCATTCTCTAGTTGGTAAGGAAGGCGTCGCTCTCCTAACCGAGTAAGGTAAATGTAAACGAATGTAAACTGGGGTGCGACGTTTTGTCGCACCCTTTTTGCTTGACATAAGGGTTTCTTTATGCTATATTGATCCTAACGATGAAAGGATCCTAAATGTCTATATTTGAATGCACCGTAGAATTGACGAAATCCGAGTATGACAACAATAAAAATTTCCATGTTTTTCTTGAAGATGAACAAAAAGACAACTACTTAAATCTTCATTCTTTTGATACCGAAGAAGATGCCCATCATTATATGAATGCCTTGCTTGCTTCTAATTTTTTCGATCCCAATCGATATTGCCTTTATGTTCAAGAAGTCTATTATGACGAAGTTTTTGATATGTGCAAGCGTTGACAAAATCATCTCCTTCTGATATAATCCCTAAAATAGTAATGGAGATTTCTATGCCGCTTCTTCCCGTCTATTATACCACGACCAATCTTCGCAAGCGCAAGCAGACCAAACATGACCGTTCCGAGCATGATGCGTGGTTGGTAAAGATGGGTGTTTCGCCCAAGCAGATTAAAGCAAAGAAGACTGCTAACAAGTCTTGGAAATCTGATTATTCTAATTCATTGCAGGTAGATCGTTCTACCAAACACCACGAAAAATCTTTACAAGAGGTGTGTAACGCACCTGCAAATGCCACGGCCAATCGTTCCGTGATGGCTAATCTACATAAAGAAAACGAAGAAACTCGCAAGGCTATTCTTGATAAAGCCAAGCGTGTTATGCCGCTCTATAACAAGGGCGGGCTTCAGGTTCTGACCGAATCCGATGACCTCAAAGCACTAAACAAGGTGGTAAGATGACCTATACAACAGTGATCAAGTGTAAAATTATCAAACCATATGTTGAACGTTCGCCGTATAGCGAATTTACATGGCACGTATATAATGTAAGTGAAGGATATATCGTGGCCTCTACCTATAGTAAGATTATGGCGGAAACCATTCTCTTTGCTATGAAAGATAGTGGTTATTATCCTGATGAATATGCCATTACCGAAACTTGGAAAGCACCGGAGCCATTGGTATAATGACAAAACTATCTAATGAGGAAGTAATCCAAAAGTTGCGTGATGTTGCGGTGGAAGAACCTTTGCAGGGTTTGATACAGGACGCCGCTGACCGTATGGAACTTATGAGTAAGTTTCTTCGACATAACGTCCTTCCTATGAAACTTGAGGGGGTCTTTTTCATTTGCGGTGAAAGCGGTGAGAAAGATAGAAATGGTATTCCTGAACGAATATTCATTTGTCCAGCATATGGTTCGGATGTGACATATACTTTCAGTCGTGGTAAATCCTCAGCACCGGAGTGGTAAGATGATTTGTTTCAATGAACCTTATAGAGAGGGTCGACCTCTGGTATATCGCCGTCATTCTAATATGACATGGCTCCGCCCATATAATGAAATGATTGTCGGCACATGGTCGGTTCATATCAGACTGGTCAATCAAAGAATGCGTCCTAAGAAGAGGTCTAAATAAATGGGTGAGTATTCATCAATTGGCGAACTAGCAATAAACTGGATCTTTTGGTTTGTTCTAGGCACCTCTGTTTCATTCATTGTAATGGCAGTATTGGATAAGTTCTATGACCCAAACAAAGATTAAAGACGCATTAAAAATTGTAAATAAAATTCACGAAGAAACGCTAAAGACGCTTGCGGAAAGTGAACGCAAGGAGCGTGATCGTAAGTTTATGTTGGAGATGGCAGAAGATGTATGGCAAAAATGCAAAGGTATACCCATTCCCAAAGACTACTCGGAGGAGGATCGTTTGTCAATATTTGAGCGATACTACCACCGAGCCGTTGCCAAGTCGCAAGGTGAATGATAAGATTTATTGGCCCACAATGTTAGGCATTGTCATTGGTTTGGCATATGTTTCTATATTGTTTTTTCTATAAGGAGTTACTATGAAAGAGTTGGTCTTTGCTATCATAAGCATTTGTCTAAATACTGGTGAATGCGAAACCCATCAAATGAAGGTAGAACCTCGTGTTTGCCAGTTGCATTCTGTCAAGGCTCAAGTTCCTATGGGTGGTGACTGGAAGGATGCTACAGTAAAGTTCAAATGCTAAAAGGAGAAATGTATGCTAGAAGTAAAGACAACGGTTAGTATTGGCGCCATCACAGAGGCTTATTGCCTACTAACTTCTTATCTTCGTGAGGAAGGTAAAGTTCGTTCCTCCTATGATAGCGATAAACTACAGAAGGCAGTATTGTTTCTCGCCGAGATTATAAAAGAAGGTGAGTTTGGTATAAATAAGATTTCTATCAATGAAGATATTCCTGACCATGACGGTACAGGCTTAGCGTAAGAGAAGGTGATTATTATGAAGAAGATTTTGGTTGTTACTGCACTACTATTCAGCACGGCTGCAATGGCCGATCCATACGGCACTTATTACAATCCCGTTCAGGATCCACCGTTCACTGGTGACTGGTCAGTTCCTGTTCATCGTGGCATGTATTGTGTCCAGGGAACTTGGCATCGTGGTTGGCTTCGTCCTTGGGAAGGTTCTATCGTTATCAAGCCCTCTTGTGGCACCGCAGTCTACCAGATTCCAGGCTAAATAGTTTAGTGCCCCTATGGCAGAGTGGTTATGCGGTCGTCTCTAAAACGACTTTACGTGGGTTCAAGTCCTACTAGGGGCACCATTCAACAAAAGGAGAATAATATGAAAGAAGTTTTTATGTAGGTTGCTAGATCACCACCCTTGTTTCCTAATTCACATTATGAACCAGTTATTAGAAAGGAAACAAAATGAGTATTGAACTAAAGATTAAATCAAAGCACCTCGGACTAGAAGCAAAAGTTATCAAGCACGAGGAACGTAAACTCAAAAAGCAAATTCGCTGGATGTCCAGTCGTCAGGCTCTTCCGCTGAATCTTGTGTATAAGTATCAGTCTATTCATAATCACCGTGTATGGGATGTTCGGAACGAAAATCGTGCCACATTTCTTGCCCGTGCTTATCTTGCCGGCAAACCTTATCGGTCTGTTGAGAATAAGCGTAAGGACGAATCAGTATTCAATGATTGGATTCTGCCTAGAGTGTTTGAAATGGTGAACAAGTATGGTCCTAAGGAGAATACAATCTATAAAGGTTTTAGGGAACCATATAAAGGTGCAAATCATAAAGTTCATTGCTACGATAAAGAACAGCTTGAAGCGTTTATGAATAAACTAAAAGAGTGGGCTAAACTTGACTAAACTCTAAATAGAAGTGGACCCTCGGGTCTACTTTCGAAAGGAGAATATGATGTTTCCATATAAAACATATCTAATGGCTCTAGTTGTATCTGTTCTACCATGGGTAACCGAAAAACTCGGCATGGTCGATTGGAATGGATTGCTACTAGGTTGGGGCGTGCCAGAAAACATGGTCGTTCCAGCAGCAACCGCAGTTAGCGGTGTTATCATGATTGTAATGCGTTTCATTACACAGGTAACAACCGTTCATACTGCTCTATTGACAGAGCCACCAAAAGAATAAAGAATTGGGCGGATTTACTCCGCCCTTTTCACTCTAGCGTCAGCGTCTTTCAGAAACTTACGAATACTTTCTATGGAGCTTTTACATGTCAAATTGTTCTTATGTAATTGAACAATCAACTTGGCAACCTGACTGTCCGTCAGAGTGTTCCAGTTCGGAAAATGTTTCACAACAGGACAGTAATACATTGCCTCGTCAGGATGCACAACCATATGACGATATGATTTCACAACCTGCTTCGTGTCATTACAAGAAGCCAGTAGTATTACTGCTACCAATAGAATA